AGTTTCAACTTCATTTGCTGGTAAGTAACTTGTAGTTACTGCTGCGGTAGGATCTTTACTTATCATTATATGACAAGCAATAGTACTTACTACTCTTATGTAATTTATATTTGCTCCAAAAGCTGCACTAGCAGAGCTAGAAGATCCTGAAGTTAATTTTAATACAGTTCCATGTCTTTGTGCGTAATTATGTGTCATTATGTTTTCCTTTTATTAAAGGGGTGTTGCCACCCCTAGTTTTAATTATCTTCTTATTATGAATGTAACGTAAAGTACGCTAGCATTAGTTGAAGCACCATCGGTAATCATTTCGATAGTTCCACCTTCTGCGACAGTATTAGCTGCTGTTGGTAATGCTGTATCTACATCGCCTACTGCTGATCCATCGTATGCTACTGTAATTCCACCACCAGTAATGGCAGTTCCACCTATTTCAAAAGTGATTCCTCCATTAGCTGTTGCAATAACTGCTTGTAGTGCAGTAATAATTTTTATTACTTTTCCACCATCAGGTATTGGTACAAATGTGCTTGACGCAGTACTAATGTCTGCAATTTTTGCTGTTATAAAATAGTCGTTTAATGTTCTCATGTTTTTTTTTCCTTTATATGTTCCGTATTATTAACCTCTTAATACTTCATTGTTAGGGTTCATACAAGGGGAGCATTTTGAGGTTGCCCCCCTATATATTATCGTAAAGAATATTACGAAGTAGTTAAGTCGAAAACTCCACCTGAAGCAGCTTCACTTCTAGAGATTAGAGTAAGTTCAACAAGTAGTTGTCTTTTTTCTGAATCACCAGTTTTAGCTAGTTCATGCATTGAGAAGTCTCTTAAGAATCCTACAGACCAATAATCCATATCAAGCACTAATGCTTCTCTGTCTCTTTGGAATCTGTTAGGTACAACTTCTAAATCACCAAAATCAGATGAGTAAACATCGATTGAAGTGTAAAGAGTTTTATCTTCAGAAGCATCAAATCTAGTAGATCCACCTGTGAATCCAGAAATTTTTTGCTTATTGAATGGTCCTACCATGATAACAGAAGGACTTCCACCAGATGTCCAACAACCTTTAACTACTGTTTTAAGTAAGTCTTCAGTTAGGGCTCTTTGTGTACCATCGTTTCTAGCATCAGATCCATCAGCTGCAGTAGGAGAAGTTCCAGATGCACCTAGTGAATCGTTAGTAGCAATCCAAGCACCCATAGAAGCAAATGTTCTTGCAGTCGTTGCATTCCCAGCTGCTCTTACTTGGTTAGTTAATAAAGTAGACTCGATGTCTCTTTTTAACTCTTTGGATTTTTTTGCTATTTGGTATGCAAGTTCACTTGCTCTACCAGCTTTATCAACTGATTCTTGAGTACCAGTTATTACAACAGTTTTATCCATAATTTGTGTATAATTACCGATTCTTGCTGTTGCTACTACTGCATCAAGTCCTGCTTCATCGCCTTCTATAACAGCATTGTTAGTTGCTGCAGCGGCTAAAGCATCAGTTTGCCATTCGTGGAATGTATTTTTTACTTGTTCTCTCGCAGCTGAACTCATAAATGGAGTTTCAGTTGGAGAAATAGAGTAAATAACATCCTGTAGATCTTCTCTAATACCTATTGAATCATAAGTATCAAAGGTGTTTGTTGGTTGTGCCATGTTATTTTTCCTTTATTTTTTTGAGATTATTTCAAGAATAGCAGATTGAGCATCCTGAATTTTTCCAGTACGTTTCAATCTACCAAGTTTTTGTGTTACAGCATCACGTCTACCACTATCTCCTTTGGAGATTCCTGATTTAATAACTTTAGGAGCAGTTACTACTTTCTTAGAAGTAACAGGCTTTTGTCCTTTATAGTTTTTATATTCCATTGCATCTTTAACTACCATAAGAAACCTATGGTCAGCTAAACTTCCAATTTCACTATCTGTAAATCCATAATCAGCTAAAGTTGTCTTTAACTGAGTTTTGAAAGTTGTAGCTTTATTTGGATCGGCATACTCTGGGATTTTAGTAGCAGCTAGTCTTTTTTGTTCTGTAAGATATTCGTTGAATTGCTGTGACTTAATTTTATCAGCTTGTGATTTTAAATTATTAAGATGATCTTTTTGTTGTCTCATTTGAAAATCAGCTTTCGCAGCCGCAACTGGATCTTCTTCATATAATTTCGGAAGATCTATCTCACTAGAAGATTGACTGACGTAAGCATTAGCTGTGCCAATTAAATCATTTAGTTCTTTTAAACGTGAATCGTAAGTTTGACTAAAACTATGCTTTTGTTCTTCAAGAGTTTTTTTATCTTGAGATAAGGCATGAGTCTTTTGTCGGTAATCGGAGTCTCTTGAATAACCTGCTTTAAGTTCATCCAGGCTGACCTCTAACTCTTGACCTTGTACTTTGACTCGGTGGAGTGAAGGTTTTGGACTTTCTTGAATTTCAGTTGCTTCAGTCTCGATCGTATTATTTTCAGAACTTATAGCTTCATCTGTAACTTCCTCAGTCGGAGTTTGGTTACTTTCTTCTGCAACAACAGGTTCTTCGGTTTTAACTTCTTCAGTTTTAACTTCTTGTCCCTGTGGTTGTTCTGATGGTTCTTCAGATTTTTTGTTGTTTTCTGTTTGTCCTTTATCAGGATTCAGTAATCCAATTATTTTATCTTGTGCACCTTTAATGGAATTATCCATAATTGCTCCTTGTTTGGGTTGATCGCTTCCGATATTGGATTGGCGAGAAGGCTTCTAATTACTTAGTTAAGCCCTGTAGTTCATCTAGCTCTTTTGAAGCTAGAGTTCCAGATACCATAACTGACTCTAAATGACCTTTAATTTTATCGATCATATTATGAGCCATCCAAAGAACCTGTCTTTGGGTATGGTCGCTGTAAGAAGTATTAAAAATCTCAGCTTGATACTGATCTTTTAAATTTTTAAATGCTTCCTTCATCAGGGGTTCCTCCAGCAGTAGCTTTGCTTTGTTCCCCTCCGAAATTTGTTTTGTTAGATCCTTTTTCATTAAAAAACTTTTGTTGACCTTTCATTATTTCTTTAAATATTTCACCTGATTGTTTAACTTGAGTTGATTGTACCATAGATTTGTTCTTTAATTCAAGCTCATTTATCTTAGTACCATACTTAAGTTCCATTTCTTTAATTGCAAGTTCAAACTCTAATAATTTTTGTCTCATCTCAGCTTCAGATTTTTTCATTGAAACTTGAGCATTAAGAACAGCTCTTTCGTTTTCGCCTTGTACTTGGGCTAATGAAACCTTTTCGAACTCTGTTGGAGCAGGTGGTGGAAGTGGAGGCATTTGAGCAGCTCCTACTACAGGATCCATAAAGAATGGTTCTGCACTACCTAAACCAGCATTTTCAACTAATTTTTCTAATGTAGAATAAATGTTTTTAAGATTAACAACTGGTCCATGATGATTGCCTTGTAATTGAATGGCTTGTAGTTGTTTTTGTAAAATTGAATTTAATAGTATTAGTTGTTGTTCTTTAGAACCAGTACCTAATCCTACTTTAACAGATAAGTTAACTCTATCTCTCCATTCATATGGAGTCATAGGTACAAACTCACCTCTTATTCTAAGTAATTTTTCTTTTTGTTGGTATTTGCAAAGTAATTCAAATATTTTAATTCCTAAATCTTTAATACCAGTTTCAGCAAAAGTTCTAGCAATCAATTCCATTCTCATTTGAGATTGAGTTAATACTTGATTCATTCCTGTTGCCGTATCAGTATTTAATGAATCTGATGATAAACCTTGAGAAGCTTTAGTTACACCTGATCTTGATTCTATAACAGAATCTAAATAACCAAGTAGTCCAGAAGCTTGTTCTGTAATTGGTTGAGCTGTCATGACTTGCATAACATTAGCAGGTGGTTGTTTAGTTCTTACAATACCTCCTGGTCTATTTGTTAATAGATCATCAATAGCAACTTGTCCGTCTTGAATAGCAATTCTATTATTATTTGTCAGATACATGTTATCTAACATTTGTCTCATAACAGTAGATTTAATTAATTGTATATCTTCAATAAGTTCAGATACAGATCTACCATAAAATCTGTGAGGCATAATAATTGGAGTCATTGAAACAAAAGGTATTGAATCTACTTCATCCATTCCTAATATTTTATAAGCACCAATTCCGCCTAAACAAACTTTATATAATTCTGATTTACCATCTTCATTAGCATCCATTCTAATATAACATTCATGGACTAATACTTCTTCTGAAGACTCATCACCTTTATCTTGTGGAGATGAAAAGTCTACTCCTTGATGTCTAACTTGTCTATCTTCTAAATAATATTCTGAATCACCAGTTGATAATTTATCTACAACGTCTTTATCATAACCCATTTCAACTAATTGAGTTCTAGTCATAAGAGTTCTATGACAAACAAAATTTGCTGTGTCTATTGATTTAGCCCTACGTTCAATTAGAAATTCTTCAGGTGGTACAGCTTCAATTTTAACTTGACCATATGATTCTGTTTTATAAATAACAACATCATGATAAGTTATTTTATCTATACTTTGATTAGCACTATCTTTTAAATCTTCTTTATATTCTTTATGTTTGCCAACAGAAACTTCATCATCTGCTATTAAAATATTATATTCATCATCAGTTAATTTATGATATTCTTCACGAGTAGTTTTTTCTGAATCATCCCAATAAATTTTTAAGATACCATTCTTTTGAATTAAAGCATCTTTGAATGCTGTATATAAAGCAGTAAATCCTCTGTTCTCTTTATAGAAAGTATGGTTAATATAATCTGTTGCTTGTTTAGCAACTCTCTCATCTTCTGGTCCAACAGGTTCGCAATGAAATACATTGTCTCCTGCTGTAAATATTTTCATTAAAGAAGGCATTAAAGATTCAACAGTATCAGAAACATCTGTACTGATAACTTGTGATCTACCTTCTTGTTCATTACCAAAAGGTTTTCCTAAATAATATTCTAAGGATTTTTTTCTTCTAGTAACAATTTCACCACCTATATAACCTGATGATGCTCTTATCTCACTATTTAATAGTGATAAAATTTCTGAATCTGATTTCATATTATGTATTTACTATCTATATTAATTGGTTTTGTCCACTCTGAAACATCGATTGGATCGTGAACACATCCATATCTAAAAGCATCGGCTGCGTGTGAGCACCAATCATGGAGTGGTTTATTTTTAAAAACTTGGTTTTTTTCATCCCATTGTTTTCTATATTGTCTTAACGCATCTAAGCCTAATTTACATTTTTCTCTATCAAAGTAACAATGTGGTAACGTATTTCTAACAGACTCAATACCATGATCAACTTCTAATTTAGGAGCTACCTCGAAGTCTATACCTAAATCTTGTGAAACTTCAAGTCTTGATTTACCTGTACCAAGTTCTCTTGCTTGAATATCATGTGGTGCAATGTGTCTTTCGTAAGCGTAATTTTTTTTTTCTAAAACATCTGCGTAATGTGCTAAGCTTTCGCCAGAGTTTTCGTAATAATCTATTAGATGAATTTCTTCACCAACTCTTTGTGCAAACCATATTGCAGTTGAATCTCCTATACCTAAATCCCACCATGTTTCTACTCCAACATGTTCGTCTACAGATACGTTAGTAATTCT